ATGGAGAATCTGAAGGTACAATAGAAGTTTTTCAAGGTCAATATCTACAAGCAGGTTTTATAGTAGATGGAAGTGATAGTCAGAGATATGTTTTACCTAATGAAGGTATAGACACTTCTACTATAGTTGTAAAGGTAAGAGAAAACGCTAGTAGTAGCACTCAAGTAGAATATAAGTTAGTAGATAATATTTTAGGTATTACATCAACATCTAACATATATCTAATTCAAGAGACTACTGATGAAAAATATGAATTATTATTTGGTGATGATGTATTTGGTAAGAAGTTAGATTCTGGTAATATTATTAATATAAGTTATATCAAAACTGAAGGTATTTCTGGAAATGGAGCACAAGAGTTCAAATTTGCAGGAACACTTAGAGATTCAAATGCTGCATTGTTGGATGGGTATACTGCAATACTCACTCCACAAACACCATCCCAAAATGGTGACAATATAGAGTCCACTAACAGTGTCAGGTACTATGCTCCTAGATTATACTCATCTCAACATAGAGCAGTAACTGCTAGTGATTATGAAGCAATAATTCCTTCTGTTTATCCAAATATTGAATCTGTTAGTGCTTACGGTGGTGAAGAATTAGAACCACCTCAATATGGTAGGGTTTATATTGCAGCAAAACCTAAGAATGGTTCTTTCTTATCTAACTTCACTAAAAAAGAAATATTAGCATCTTTAAAAAGTTATTCTGTTGCTGGAATTGTACCTACCTTTATAGACTTGAAATTTATCTATGTTGAAATTGATAGTTATATCTACTACAACCCAAACTTTGCTGGTGATCCAGATACTGTAAAAAGTAGTGTTGTAGATTCTTTGACTCAGTTTGCATCTGGAACAGAGTTGAATAAATTTGGTGGTAGGTTCAAATACAGTAAAATTGTTTCGCTGATTGATAATGTTAATAACTCCATAACATCTAATATTACCAATGTAAGAATAAGAAGGAATTTATTAGCAAAAGTGAATCAATTTACGCAGTATGAATTGTGTTTCTTGAATTCTTTCTATTGCAACGAAACTAATTACAATATTAAATCTACAGGATTTGGTGTAAGAGGAATATCTGGTACATGCTATTTTACTGATGAAAAGATCGATAATAAGAAGGGTAAGTTATTCTTATTCCAAATTCTTACTGATGATACAATAAATGTTCTTGATAATAACTTTGGAACTGTTGATTATGAGAAAGGAGAAATCGTTATAGATACTGTGAATATAACTTCTACAACACTGACTAATAATATTATTGAAGTTCAAGCAATTCCAGATTCAAATGATGTTTTAGCAAGAAATGAACTCTATCTTCAATTTGCTGTAAATAAGAGTAATTTTTATATGAGAAGAGACTCTATATCTTCTGGTGAAAATACTTCTGGAACTAGATTTAATATTCAATCTAGTTATCAAACAGGTGGATCTAAGGTACGAGGCACTGCTATTATCTCTACTTCTTCTGGAAGATCAACGACAACAACTACATCACCAACGACAACAACTACATCATCAACACAAACAGGTACACCTACAAGTAGTTCATATTAATGATATCCACATCTTTTACTAAAGTACAAGTCAATGAACTTGTTCAGAGTCAGATACCTGAGTATATTAACTCTGAAAATCCTCTTTTTGGGGACTTTATAAAGCAATTTTATATTTCTCAAGAGTTTCAAGGTGGTTCTATTGATATTGCGGATAATTTAGTTGAGTATAAGGGTCTGGATTTTGCCAGTAAGACAAATCTAACTGGGTTTACATCAGTTTCGACTTATATAAGTGGTTTTGAAGACATAATTTATGTTGATTCTACTGCTGGTTGGCCAGATAAATGGGGATTATTAAAAATTGATGATGAGATTATTACATATACTGGTATAGGAACTACTTCATTTACTGGTTGTGTTCGTGGATTTAGTGGTATTGAGAATAATTCAAAAACAAATCAACCAGAATATCTAACTTTTAGTAATACTGGAATAGGAACTCACGCTGTAGATTCTAAGGTTCATAATCTAAGTAATGTTTTCTTACATACTTTTTTCAAAAATCTAAAGAAACAAATTTTACCAGGTTTTTCAGAAAGAAATATAAACGATAAGGTTGATCAGTCTAATTTTATTAGACAAGCAAAGGATTTTTATAAGTCAAAAGGAACAGAAGAAGCATTCAAGATATTATTCAAAGCATTATATGACGAAAAGGTTGAGATGATTCAACCTTCACAATATATTCTAAAACCATCTGCTGCTGATTATGTTGTTAATGATGTATTGATTTGCGAATCTCTTGAGGGTGATCCTGAGAAACTTCAAGGTGAAACTTTAGTTCAAGATACAACTCCAATAGAAACAAGTGGTTCAATTTATAGTGTTGAACGTACCGTTATTGATAATAAAAAATATTATAAAGTTTCTATAGATCAAAGTAGTCTTATAGGCAAATTTAGACAAATTGGTAAGACTTTTGTAACTAAAACTGCTGGTATTGGTGAAACAATATTGAGTGTTGATTCAACGGTTGGATTTGGGTCTACAGGATCTCTCAAATTTGAAGATAGAATTTTTGATTATACTGATAAGAATTACACACAGTTTCTTGGTATATCGACTTTTAGTTCATCATGTGGTATTGGATCCACTGTTAGGTCTGGATTAGAAGTATATTCATATGAAGAGGGTGATCTTACTAAACCAGTAAGAATGAATGTTTTGGGTGTTATCAATAAGTTTGTTGGTACTGCAAATAATCAACAAAGAGATGCTATTCTAAATGTAAAAACATTAGGTATTGAACAAAAAGATTTTAGATTCTCATCTTGGATATACAATACTGCTGCACACCATAATATACTGGGATGGATTCATTTAGGTGGTCAGAGTCATAAAATTGATTTGGTAAATGAGCATAATTTTTATGTTGGAGATACACTTGATATTGTTGATGACAATAATAATGTTCAAGAAGGTACTGTTAGTAGTCTTCCTACAAATAAACAAATACTTGTAAGTACAGGACAACTTGATTCATCTAGAACATATTTTCTTAGAAGAAAAATAAAAACAACTGTTGGTGGATATACTGCAGATATACAGAATACCTATAGTGATCCTAATGGATGTGTTTATACTGCTTCTAATAGTTTACCTCATTGGAGTATTGATCCGCAAACCAGAAAGAGAACATTTGCTGCTAGTCTAAATGAAGCAGGATCGACTATTGAAGTTATAGATCACAATTTTCATGATGGCGAGTTGGTTGTTTATAATACTGCTGCTGGTATAGGTACATTAACTAATCTTGAAGAAGGTCAACCATATTATCTCAAGAAAATAGATGCAAATAAGGTTGCATTAGCATATTCGTTAGAAAACGTTCGTAATGCTCGTTATATTGATGCATTTACTGCAACAGATATAGCAAGTGTGACTAGTCATACTCTAACTCCAGAGGTTGTTGCAAATAGTAACTTAGGAGCACAAAAGTTACTTAGAAAATTTGATTCTCCTATATTTGGTAATAACAAGATAAAAACTGTTCAGGGTGGAGTTGGATTATTTGCAAACGGTGTAGAAATATATTCCTATAAAGCAACTGATAAAGTTTTTTATGGTCCTATAGAATCTATTGATATTCTAAACTCTGGGGAAGACTATGATCTTATCAATTCTCCTAGATTATCAGTTACACAAACTGGACATACTGGAGTTGGATGTTCTGCTATTGCTCATGTAGAGGGATCTATAAAAGAAATAAATCTGGATACTTTTGGATTAGATTACTTAGAAACACCTAATGTTTCTGTTATTGGTGGTAATGATACGACTTCTAGTGCTTTTGCTCAGATGAAGATTGTTCATCAGGAAACCAGTTTTGATAGTACAACTCAAGGAAGCATTGTCAATACATTGACTGATAGGTTTGTATTCCCAGAACCTCATGGATTCAAGCATGGAGAAGAAATAATATATGATACTTCAGACACAAGTCCTATTGGCATAGGAACAACACCAGGTAACTTAGTAAAAAATTCTCCATATTACGTAGTCAAACTAAATGACTGGGAAATGCATATCTCCGATACTCAGGCAAATGCACTTGCTGGTATTGGAACATTAGATATTACTACTAATGGTGGTGGTGTTCATAAGTTTACTAGTAAGGATAGAAGACATAAAGTTGATAAAATTGTTGTAACTAATACTGGTTTTTTCAAGAATAGAACAAATACTACAAAAATAGCAGGTATCAATACATTTACAGATACTGTAAATATCAAAGGTCATGGTTTCTTGACTGGAGATTTAGTAAAGTATAGTGCTGATGATGTAATTGGTGGTTTGACAAGTGACACTGAATATTGTGCAATAAAGATTGATGATGATAATTTTAGGGTAACTTTAGATAAAACTTATAAAACTTTTATTGGATTTACAACTACTGGTTCGGGTGTACATACATTCCAAGACCCACCAATCTCTGTAGTCATAAGTGGTAGACAAGGAATATCTACAGACAATGCCACTGCAACTCCAGTTGTTAGAGGACGTTTGACTGGAATTCATATTGAGAATGCTGGTACTGATTTTGGATCTACTGTTGTAAACGATATTTTCAAACCAAATGTTAAAATTGTAGAGGGTGAAAATGCATATATCCGCCCAATGATTGAAAATGGTAAACTCAATCAAGTTATTATCCAATCTGGTGGACAACAATTCTTTAGTGTTCCTGATGTTGTTATAAAAGGTAGTGGTGTTGGTGCTAGAGCACAAGCAACTATAGACAATGGAATTGTTACTAAGATTGATATTGTCAATGCAGGTATTGGATATACTATTACAGATACTACAATAAGTCTAAAAACTCCTGGCAAAAATGCAATTTTATCTGGAAATATAAAAGAATGGACAGTCAATCAAGTTGATAAGTTAGCAAAATATGGAGATGTGAAAGATGACGATGGATTCTTAGAGGTGTCAACGGATGCCGATTTAGGAAATCCCTATGTAAATTATTACATACCAAGAAAACTAAGAGATTACTTAGGTGATGATGGTGCGGAACATTCTCCTATTATTGGGTGGGCATATGATGGTCATCCGATATATGGACCAGTTGGTATTGTAGGTGGGCAAGAAAGATATCTTACATCTAGTTATTCTAAAATTTCTGATGTTGCTAGATTAGATGGTCCTCCTTTATCTAAGTATCCATCTGGTTTCTTTGTAGAAGATTTCAAGTACATTGAAGGTTATGGTGATTTAGATGAGAGTAATGGTAGGTTTGCGGTTACTCCAGATTATCCAAATGGGATATATGCATACTATGCTACTGTTGAGCAGCAAACTACACAAAACCCATTAGATCCGTTTGATGGTGTAAGAAAACCTGTTTTCCCATATGTTATAGGAGATACTTATCATTCTGAACCAAGTAGTTTCAATTTAGATTATAAGTCTAATCAAAATATTGCTCCTGATTTATATACTAGAAATACGGAACCCTATAATATTTCTGAATATACCTTTGTAACTAATGGTAGCAGGAATACAAATATAAATTCTAAAATTACCAATACTAAGTCTGGATCTATAGATAGTGTTCGTATTGTACAAGAAGGTTTTGAATACAATGTAGGTGATATATTGGTGTTTGATAATACCAATACTCAAGGATTTGGTGCAATTGGAGAATTAATAGAGGTTACTGGACCTGCACTTTCTTCTATTACAAGTAGAATTAGAGAATTTGAAAATGTAAGATTTAGTTCTGTAGGTAATACAGTAATAGGTATTACAACGTTACCTCATCAAATACCTGATAAATCTATCGTACAGGTTTATGATGTAAGTAATACATCTTATTCCGCTTTTGAACTAAAACCACAAATAAGAGTAGCTACTGTAAACTCTGGTCTTAGCACAGATATGCTTTCTATAGGATTGAGCACCTCTGTTACTTTGACTGATAGTATCTTTGATATTAGAGATAAAAAAATAATTTCTATCAATGACTTTGTTGCAATAGAAAATGAACAACTGAAAGTAATTCAATTAGATTCAACAAATAATAAAGTTACTTTCTTGAGAGCACAGAATGGTACTGTTGCTGCAGCACATACTGCTACTACACCAGTTCAAAGATTGGAAAGGAGATTTACATACCAAATAGAATCTCTTCAGAAGTTACCTGCATCAGAAGAATTAGAACTTTATTTTGATGCTACTACTATAGTTGGTAGTGGTACTACTTTTGGTGTAGGTATTGGTACAACAGTTTCTACTCCTACAGGTGACAAATTTATTCCAACTAGATCAATATACATTCCTGATCATGGATTTAAAAATGGAGAAGAACTAACTTATAGTCCTGGTGCTGGTACGTCTTTGACATATCAAACTGATGCTATGAAGAGAGTCAATACTTCATTCACAGCACCATTACCA